CCTCCCGCTAACACTCCTGAACCTTACCGTTACGACGAGAAGTCTGATTTCACAGGTGGTTTAAATCTTCGAGCTGACCAGTTTAATTTGGGTGAAACTGAATCTCCTTCCCTGTTGAACGTTTCTGTTGACCCTAGGGGTGGTGTTCGTCGCCGTAATGGTGTCACGAAAGTCAATGCTACAGAGCTGTCGAACGAAGTTAACAGGTTGATGACTCATTACGAGTCGGGTCAGAATCAGATTCTTGCTACGATCATAGACACTGGGGCTGCTCAGTCACAGTTGTATTACAATGATGACGCTTCAGGAAATTTCACGGGTCCTGTGCAAATAGGTTCTGATAACCCGTTTTTTAACACAGTTCAA